TGTCTAAAATATTTTGTAGTTCCATAATCTTTTTTAAATAAATATATTGATATTGAATTAAATCAACTTGAACTGTTTAAGTTTTTGATAAACTTCCTGTCCTACTTTTGCAAATTTTTCTGGATCAATATTATTCGTTCTCCATTTTTCGAAGTCTTCTGGTGTTTGAAATCTTTTCCTTGGCCAATAGTAAGTCCAAAGGATAAACATATTTGTACGATAATCTGCTTGAGTTACCCACTTATTATTATAACCAATTTTAGCATCAGGTATTAAAAGATTGTTACTATTTGTTGTAAAATACAAGTTTTTAATAAACTCAATTGATTTTTCAAAACTTGCAAAGGTGGCATATGGAATTCTACCACCATTTGGAAATTGTTTACAAGTATAAACATCTGACATGTAACTATTCAATCCACCATAATTTATGTTTGGTATTGGGTATCCACCTAACGGAGTTCCTCCTAGGTCGTAGTTAAACGTAATAAATTGGTTGTCGTCATGTCCATTATTATATGCGGTATAGAATACCATTGCTCTTACTCTTGGGTCTGTAGTTTTTTGTTTCAAAATGTTACTAAAATTAGCATAGGTGATTCCAGACACAAACCCTTCGGTACCTTCCCAATTTTTATATGGTAACTCTGAACTTCGTATACTTGCGTCACAAAATATGGGTTGAACGGTAGTATAACGAAGGTTTGTTTGAATTGAGTTTACTATACTTATGTTGTTTGTAGTTCCACTTGTTGGTGCACTCGATTGTTTCAATCTTCTAACTTGTTGAACTAATTCGCTTAATAAGTTGTTATTGATTGATAAAAGTTGTGTGTCAATTTTAGCTAATGAATAAAAAGGCATTCTTATTCCCTCGAAATATGTTTTAAACGAACCCGCTTCTATTCTATGTTCTACTGATTGTATTTGGTATGCACCATTAAACATGGGTACATATCGTAAATTAAAATACATGGTAGGTTGGATAAGTGCACATCCCAAAGCTTCAACTCGTACATTATAACTCCTTGTCTTATAAAGATTGTATAGACTTACACTACCTAAACTTGTTCTTAATCCACCTGCTTGTGCTGCCATTTCTGTAATTACCTTATTTGCTTCAGTGGTAGATGCTCCAAGAATTTGATCCATATTAATGGAACTAAATATACTTTGATTACGAGTTCCAAAATCCACATTAAAACCAACCACCCTATTTGTGTTTGCCCAATTTTGTTTAGTGTTTGTGGTTGCCGAACTATTTTGAGATTGGTTTGCAAAATCAAAACCATCCGATCTCCATCCATAATTTGAGTTCTGATTCAAATCCAAATGTTCACTTGGATTTCCAACATAATAACACAAAAACGCTGGCTTGGAATCACGTGTATCTACATTATTGTAAATTCCAAATAAATTATTTGCAATGTCTTCAACAGTTTGAGATTTTGGTTCAATACCATTTCGGACTTCACCTTGACCCCACCAATTAATGTAGGCTGGCATTGGCATCATAAAAAATTTATTGTCAACTAAAATTTTACTGACAAAATCAATAACGCGTGCGTCTAAACTTGCATAAGAATTAAAGAATTCTAGTAATTTAAATGGATCAACAAGAACGTCTCCAACATCTCTGTTTGCTCTGTCTAAAAATAAAACTTCCTCGAATATCGTTTTTTCTTCAAAGTTAGCACCAGCAATCCATTTATCATTGAAAGATTTGAATGCTTGATATAATTCAATTTTGGGTTGAACTCCATTGATCGCTGACAATAAAGGTTTATCTGTGGATTCCTCTAATTGAGGTAATTGTTTTTGTAATAGATTGAAAAGTGAATTTAAAACTAAATTCAGAAAATTATTTTTTGTGGTATAAAAATCATTTATTTCTGAAGTGAAGTCACTTATTGTATAATCACTATTCACCCCTGACTTTCTATTGTTAAACGGTGCTACTAGTTTTTGGGTGGCGAATATTTTTACGAGTGGAGCAACTATTTGGATGTTTTCTGGTGTAAACCCAACATTCATAGTAATGAAAAAATCTGTAATACAACTTCCACTATCACTATACTTCATACCATCTACACTTGCAAACCCAACGTAGGTTCTTAAAGTTTTCCAAGCCTCAGGATATCTAAATTGTGAGTCGAGCAAACTTGTTTGTAGTGAATCTCCTGGTAAAGATCCAAGTACATATGGAGAAAAATCGTATCCATCAAAAACTCTATACCTATCGTCTGTAGTAAAACTTCCAAATAACTTTCTATCAAAATTTCCAGGGTTACCAAATTTGAAAGCAATATTATAATTTAAGAATTTTTGTATGGCCTCTGTTAATACTCTACCTTGTTTTGTTACACAAGTATTAACATAATTTGTTTGTGTCAGTTCTTTAGAAACTTCATCAACAACTAAACAATTTGCAAAAACTTGTTGGAATGATCTGTTTACAAAATCATCAGACAAAAGTTCTTGACTATTAAATTGTCGAGTAGACCTAGAAAAATTTAAAAATTCTGTTTCAAATTCATCCAATATTTCTGTCTTAAAAACACCAAAAATTTCTTCAATATTCGAATACTTATTTGACATTTCGAACGCATTGCTATTATCTTTGGATGGTTGTATTAAATTGACATATTCATTGTATGCTGGTTTTGTAATACTGCTATTGTCGAAATACCCAAAATTGGGGGCTCCCCAAAAAAATCTAATTGACCCATCGTTAACTGCCGTGTTGTTTAAAATTGGTTGTGACATAATCAACCTTGTTCCGTTATTCTTGAAACACTCGTACTTTACTTGATTGTAATTAGTACCAAAACTAGGTAAAACTATAGTTTTGTTTCGAGCAGTGGTATTGAATTTTGCGGATGTTTTAGTATTGAAGGTCATAAACCAACCCTGAAAATCCAAAGAAGCGTTACGATTTGTGAAATTAGGATCGAACCCAATTCCCTCTCTCATTGTTGCGTCTGTAGCTCCAATGTTTAAACCTTCATCAACAAAGTTATCTAAATCATTATTTGTATAACCAGTCAAAAAGTCTAACCCAGTATAAAAGAATAAAACATCATTTACAAGTGACGGATAAAATCCAACATACTTTTTCTGAATTGATTCAATTGAAAATGGATTCAAAATTTCTGTTTGAGCGTATATTGTAATTCCACTACCATACAAATTTTTTGTAACATATTGATGTTGTAAACTGTTTGTTGTTGGATAATATATTTGCCCCACATCCACATTTTTCCACACAGAATCTAAAATGTCGATCCCAGACTCAACATACTTTTTATATCGGTGCCATATGGAACCATATTTTAAGACCCATGCATAAGGTAATCTATGTATAGCACCAAACTTTGTCAGTGTTGCAAATAAATAATCCTTAGAAACATTGTTAACATTAGATGTTACGTCTACGATGTCTTTGAGAGGTTCCCTCAAAGTGGATAATGGTAAACTATTCAAGAATAGATATGCGGCTTTTAGATATGGATACTGAATGTCATTTCTATCGTTTTGTACACCTTCGATAAATGCGTTTGTAAAATACGGGGTATTCAACATTGATACCGTTTGATTCGGTTGAAGATTACCTGTATTTCCACTATAACTTAGAGGACCTTCCGTGATTGCAAATTTAGATGAATTAATTTTCTCAGTATAATACGTGTTGAAGTCCACAAAATTATTAGACCCTATTTGTTGTGGAAAATTGGAAATTACAATATTGGGTTCTGTAAATGATAAATAAGAATTATTTACAAATGGTCTATTGATATTGTTATTAGCGTTTGCAATAGTTTGAAAATTAGTGATGTAATTTAGTGTATCGTTCAAAAACAAACTTCTTGTGGTACTATTGTACGATGAATTATTCTTTACATTCGATAGATTTTGTTGTACCCAAGAATTATCTACAAACGGATACAAATCCAATAAATCAGTTGCGTTTGATGAACTACTCTTAATAAACTCTTGGACATTTTTCAATATACTTGTGTCTTTACTAGAATTATTAGCCCCAGAACTTATTGTTGCCGCAGGTAAAATAGAGAAATCTTTTTGTGTTTTGGCTCTTAAATAATCTGATGTAAAAACACCTCTTATAAATTGTTGCCAAGAAATACCAACCCCCTCGTTTGATATGTTTCTCAAGACTTGTAGGTAGTTTGCGGAACTAAAAGCGGTGTTCTTTAATAATTTTGTAATGAATGGGTTGGAAAATGAATTCAAAGCATTCCGAATATTTATCAGTTCCATTTCAGACAAACTGTCTATAATACCAACTTTCTCAGCGTTAGGTCTTGATAGTCGATCCCAAAAGGTTTGTAAAAGTACTCTCTCATATATTTCATATAGGAACTTTACATCTTGTAAGTCACTTAGTATGGCATTACTTGTTGGAAATTCAACCGCATTAACTGTAATCCTATTGATTATTCGTCCTATATCATTTTCACTTAAGTTACCCGATTGTTGGGATTCACTCTGATAACTTTTAGTTATACCTCTGATGTATTCTTCAACAAATTGTACTTCAGGCCATATCTGGTAGTTAGACGCTCTAGTTTTTTGAATTTCCGATTGTTCGCCTGGATACATAACAACATAGTTCTGTTTACCATCTTTTTCTATCTGTTTGCTTAAATACAAAGGCCATGGGTAAACCTCTTGATTAATTAAACTGTTTTGATTAACATCTTTATTGTTGTTTTTAATATCAGGTGAAACACCATCACTTGATTCATAACACGCGAATTTCTTTATTGGGTTATTTCTTTCTGACCATGCGTTTTTATGTACAAGATCAAGTAATCTATAAAAAGCCTCAATCGATGCGAAAATAATACCCATAACATTTCTCATCGTGGGTTTGAATCCTAAACCATTTGGTCCTTCAATTTTTTTGTTCAAAAAAATAGATAGATACTCGATAACAGCTTTCCTTTGAGTCTCCAACTCACCAAATGTTTTATCGATTATTTCTTCAAATTGTCCAACGCCATTTGAAAAAACAAACGTGTAACTTGGAAATGTAACACCTTGTGCGAGTTGATCTACAATAGTTCGAAAGAATTGTCCTTCTTGGTTCTGTAGTGTTATCACCTCGACATCTAATGGTGCTCTTTTGTTTCTAGCTTTAAATGTCTCCACCCAATCAATGTCATTTTCTGTTATTTTTTTTACAAAGCTATTTTCTTCTACTAAAGCTCTATCTTTACTTTTTGAAGCGTCTATTTGTTCTATTGTTTTTATCTGACTAGTACGTACTACTTTGTCAACCGTAAAAGTACCACCAACACCAAACGTTGGGTTTTTTAATAAAGCAGTTTTGTATTTTGTTACTATTTGTTGTAATTCAGTGAGTGCGTTTTCAACAAATTGACTATTAGACCTTGTTTGTTGGTTTAAAATCCAAACCTGCGTTTTAGGTTTTTCAGTAATTTGAGTTGTGGGTTGATTATCATCTTGGGAACCTATGTTGTTTTCTTTTTGTTTAAGGATAAATATTTTATCTGGATCTATGTATTTTCTGAACCAACTAAACTCGCTAGTCGGATCCGTGACAGCATTTCTAAATGTTTGTAATATTTCGAAATAATCATCAGCGTTTGTTAATGGTGTAAAATCTGATTGTCCAAAAGTTGTTTCTAAATTTTTCTGTAGAGATTGAAGTTGTGCTCTAAATTCAGGAAATGTAACTTCTGGGAAGTCAGGGTCTAACAAACCAAGTGCTTTGTATTTTTTATACACATTTGATATAAATTGTCGACCACGAGTAGTTCTTACGTTTATTGCCGTTTTTTTGTCATCACCAACAGAAACTTGAGCCGCTGAGACTGATGGTGATTGTTCTGTTGTTATTTTAAAATCACTCGCGTACATAAATGGTGTTGCAAACAAAGCCCCTATTTGTGTTTCTGCAAGAACCGTATATTTGTATGAATAAAATTGCAATGTAATTCTGTAGTTGCCTGTCGCTGATTCAAATGCTGCCGAAAATTTGGTGAGAATCAATTGGTATTTAATAGCTTTACCATAATACCCTTTGATTGTTAAATAAAACGTCGGATATGGTAAATTAAAGAAAAATGCATACTCTGAATTTTCACCTTTTTCAAATAAAGCTCTACCGTGTGTGTCTATCAAAACCATATCCACTGTAGGTGTGAATGATCTCGTGTTTTTTATCGCAATACTTTCAATACCCAAAAGACCCGTGTCTTGTTTATTTATTGTGTTTTGAGCATAATAAAATTCAGATGATTTATTTGGTTTACTTATTTGTTGAATACTAGGTTGATTGATGCCTTCACCGATCAAAGAGTTTAACCCCGTAAATTGATCTGTATAAGTGTTGTCTAAAAAGGTCTTTCCTCCAGGTCTCAAAAAATTTATAGACGCTAACACTTGAGTTTGTATTCCATCATCTTGTGCTTGACCCTCAATAAGTTTGGTTCTTGGAAGCATTTGAGCCTCCAAATTTGCATACATTACGAAGTCTTCTTGTTTTATACCTCTCTCTCTGACTTGTCCGTCTTGGCCGATTACTTTGTTTGGGTCAACCAAAAGGATATTGTCGTAACTCTGAACAACAAATACATCTTCATTTACTCTTGAAAGATTATCTGCCATAATATAAGAAATAGTTGTTTAACTCGTTTTGGTAATCTTGAAGAGATGATACCAAAGGAAACGGAATGGTTATTATTGAATTGTCAGGAATATTCCATTCTAACCCTCCAAATTGTGGATTAGCTTGTAAAATTAACCAACCAAAAAAGGGGGTGTTATAGTATTGTTGTGATATTTTATCCAATCTACTCACAGCGGTTTTATAAATATATCTCTGATCGGTCCCTTTAGATGGTAATGGAACAAATGGTACAACGGTCTGTTCTCCGTTGATTAAAAACTCTTTGTATCTGTTGTAATATTGTTCCATTAGTTGAATTTCTTTTTGAGATTAAAATTAATAGGACTTGTATTTGGATTATTCGGTGAGTACAATTGTTGTAAATTAGATGTATAACCAATGTCGTTTGTCAAATCTTGTTGAAAATCAATTACTCTTTCTTCAGTCAAGGAAAATGATGGTGTGTAGTTCACAAAATTTTTACCACGTGTTAATTTATAGTTTTCTAGAAGATCAACTCCAGCTTTTGTAAGACCATCATAGGTAACTTTTAAAAAAGTTCCATAGTATTGGGTAATTACACTCTTAGAATATTCAGATAAACCAACCACTAAATCTGCTACAAAATTTTGTAGTGCCGTATTGTCTCTATAAATTTTGTTCAAAATCAAAAACTCCGCTTGTTGTGGAGCGCTTATCAAAAAATTAGAGGAACTCAAAGATGTAGTAGTGTAAATATAAGAATTATATGGATTTGTTAAAGGTTGGTTCAAATTGGGTTGAAAATTCTCCAAATATAATCCTCCTGCACCTAAAGAATTCAAAAAGGAAGTGTTGTTCGTTGATATACTATTTATATCAAGTTCAAGTTGTGTTCTTTGAGATGTTGACCCTGAGAATTTATAAATTACTGCAATACCCTTAGAATCAATTTTTCCATCCACCTGTTCTGTTATAATATAATTGGATCTATCTATTTGAAAAACATAATTCTGTTCAAACTCTACCAAGTTAGACACCATTTCAGTGGCTTCATTTATAAAACTTGATCTATAGGTATCCAAAAATCTTTGATAATTTCCCTTAAAAATTTCTTTGTCTGTTTCTGTGACTGACGGATCACTAAATTCTCCAATACTGAACGTTACAACTCCAGCACTATTTAGTGTTGCGGCACTGAATATATTCAAAGCCTGTGATTCAACATAAGATTGTAATATTCCAAAAACGGAATCTACATTTCTTTGGTACAAAAGTGGTTTTCCATATAAGTAAGTTGGTAAAGTCCCCAAAACTCCTTGAGAATATCCTCTATTATTTCCGTTCGTTGTATTCATTAAAGATAAAAGACCATACCCATACTTTTTCAAAATATTATCAAAAAAACTAATCGTAGTTGTATAATAAAATTTTGTCGCCTCCACAAAAGTATTGACAAATGTTTTGTAGTTCAAATTACCTGTAACCCCTGAAACATTTTCACCTGTTCCAACAAAAAGTCCGATAGTGTCTCCACCGGCGTTTTGTAGATTGTAAATGTTATTTGCCACACCTACACCAGGTAAAGTGTTCCGTAGTTTTTCAATAATTTGTTTATCGAGAGCATTAAACGACGTGTCGGTTGTTTCTGCTCTCTCATCGTAAACTTCTGTATTTGCATAGTAGTTAAAAGACAGAGCATTTTGGAGTGTTTCTATCGGTTTAGCAAGACCTGATCCACCGATGAAATTGAAACTCATGGTGATACTTGCAATCATAGGTTGAAACCCTATACCCTCAGGGTTCATATCGTAAGTTTTCTCGTAAGTAATACCAAATGCAGTTGGAATTATCTTGGTATTGTAGAAATCTCCAACTCTTAACACTAATACTGGTGGAGCTCCAAAAGATGTGTTTAAAGCGTCATTGTATATTGGTTGTCCCTCAGGTCCTATTGTCGGAATAGTATCACCAGGTCTTGAGCATTGTTGAATGAAAGTAAGTCGTGAATTTAATCCTTCGGGGGTCATTGAATGAAATGAAGGATTGAAATGTTTCAATTTATTCTTAATTGAGTCGTACGCAAAAAAATCTGTTTCTTTGAGTACTTCAAAATAATCACATTCATTTAACAATAGTCTCAAAAGTTTTTTAGACGCACCCTTGTATAAGTCTTTGGTGGGTTGATTAACTGATACTGGTGTCGGTCTTGCTGATGCTTGGTTTTCTCGACCATCTTGTGTCAATACAATGTTAGAACCTACATTTGCTGGTGTTGGATTCCTCGGTTCGGAGATTACCTGAATACTTCGGATGTATGCCTGTCTACATGCCATAGCCGCAGTAGAATATATTTTGGTATTACCTGTCAAAACGTTTCCACAATTTACTGAATTACCACATTGACCATCTCCCCTCTTGGGGTTTGCTGTAGTTGTTTCACCGCCCGCATTTAATTGAAAAGTTAATCTACTGTTATTGATATATTCCGATAAACTTTTACCTCCACTGAATTTGTAGTTTTTAAAGAAAGTTAATGCGGATTGATTTCTTCTTTCTGAAAGACTCTGATTATATGAGATTCTTCCAGGTTCAGATGCCGATGAGAACAAATTAATTTTAATCTTTACGTCTGAGTTCTGTGAAAGAATATCGTACATTTTCTGACACAACTCTTTCATTTTTTCGAAATTACCTTGAACTACTGAGGTAAAAAATTCTTGAACAGGTTGGACTTGGTTTTGTGGTTTAGTGTTTGCCCGATAGTTATTTTTGGTTGCAACTGATGTATATGCCGAGTATAATGGTTCGTAGTTTGCATCGTTAGATTTTGGTATATCATTATCAAAATAAAATCCAAAATTTAGATATTCTTGTAAATTAGGAATTTGTGGTTGTTCGACTGTTGTTATACTAACACTTTGTGGGTCAGATTGATTATTATCGATAGCGTCTTGTAATTGTTCCTTCGTGGCCTTTGGATTGTTTACGACTTCTTGCCATGCTTGAAGTTCTGTCAATGGGACATTATTATAAAATGTCGCTAACTCATACAAATCATATTTTTTACAACCCGCAAAAAATGAATTAATTACCTGATCGGCTATTTCTCTTGAACCCTCATTCGCCAAAACTTTTTGAGCAACCAAATCCAATACCGATGGATGATCTACTAAAATTTTCCATTTTAACGTACCAGTTCTTGTTGTATTTCTGTAGGTGTATACTGGTTCAGGTCTACCCAAAAATGTTGTTTCGTTAAATTGTGGTCTCGTGTCCTCGCTAAATTCCAAATCATACGGAGGAAACCACATAATTCTTCCCCCATTCGGTCCTTGTTCACATTTTGGTAAATCTTGGTATCTAAGTCCAGGTCTTGACGAGGTTCTCCAAGCCAAATTTTCAATGGAAAACATATACTTTTTGACACCACCCTCTCCTCGTAATATCGAGTCACCCCCTTTTTCGGGTGCAATGTTAAGTTGATAAGTCTTATCCAATATTGAATAGGAAGCTTTTCGAATGTTTCCATCCGATTTTTGTAAATCACCATATGAAATATACGGAGTATCTTTAGTAAAAACTCGGCAATATTCCAAAGGGGTATTGAGTTGGCCTGGTGTGAAACTCAAAACTCTTGACCCTTTGGTAATCAATTTGTACCCGTCACTAAAAATTTTACTTGTCTGATTTATAGCATTCCCAACATGTGAGTATCTATTACCGTCCAAAGGCATTGACTCAACTAACCTTTGTGTATCATCAAGAATAGATCCAGGTTTAAATTCATATCTTGTATTTGATGACTCACTTGCAACAAACTGATTAGCTATGACAGAATAGTCAGGATCTTCGGTTAAAGCTGTTCCATCAGGACCAACTCGTTTTCCCGCGTCTGGAGCTACTCTACTATTAACCCAAGAAAACCCTCCCGTTATATTTCCTTGACTTTGATATGTTGTTCCAACAAAACCAAAGTTTAATTGTTCTGAAAGTTCTTGACCTTCATATTCTTTACCCAATACTTGTGGTCCATAAACAGGTGCTAAAACTTCTTGCCCAAACTCGTTGATTGGAACTGCACCAGGGGGTGAATTTAAGTAAATTGGTTCTCTATCTGGTGAACCCACATAGTATAATCCTTGACCTAAATCTTGAGCTTGAGACCCAAAAATTGCCTGTCCAATTGCCGATACGATCCCCCTTCCGCCAGTGTTATACCTTGGTCTGTATCTGTTGTAATCTAAGTTGTTTGTTAGTTGTGCTCTTTGACCTTCACCTGTGTAATCTAAAAAGAGTTGTGAAGGAGACGTTGGTCTACTTCCAAATAATCCAAATACACCACCTCTAGTTCCGCCCTCACTAGCTCTTGCTAAAGATTGTGTTGAATTTATAGTTCTTTGTTCATTATCTACTGTAAAATAATCACCTGGGATAGGTGACAATGGTAAAGTAAATCCTGCAATTCTTTGGACAATATCTTGTCCTTGTGATAGAATATTTCCACCACCCGATGTGATTTTATAATCTCTAAAAATTAACGGTCTCTTACCAGCAACAATTAATGATAAGTTGATTGGATCTTGGAGACCATTTAATATGTTAACCCTACCGAGAGTTTCGGTTCGAACGTTTTGATCTACTCTTTGTTGATATGCGTTTTTAAGAAACTCAACACTCAATTGTGCCAGCCTCGAGTCGTCCGTGACGGGTCCGTTAGACCCTTCAGGTATTTCTTGTAATAAAACACTGAAAGGTGAGTAGGAAGAAGGTCTGAAACTTGGTGGATCCCAATAGGTTGCATTCTTTTGTACCTTAACGATATCACCAATATCATAGTATCTTATAAAACCATCTCTCGGTGAATATTCATTTTTTATTTGACCTTTTTTTTGAAAACTTTCCGAAAATACCTTAAGTGCGTCTGTATAAGGGGGGAATGGACCATAAGGACCTCTGTTGGTTGGGTTTTGAGATACAGATATTAATCCTGAAATATCCTTATTATATCCCCCATAAGGTCCGAATTCATTTGTTAAGTATAAGCCATCAGCAAATGGTGCTAAATCAATTAACTGATCAGGAGAATCAATAACGGAATATTGACTCGGTTCGTACTGATTTGGTTGGTTTGATACTGAATATCCAAAAGCACCTGGTTTGTAGTATGGTTTTAAATTCCTAACTAACAAACTATTTCTTACCGCTGAAGTGGCATCAAATGTTAATCTAGATGGCATAACTTATTTACAAATAAATACCCATCCTTGATTTTTTTCTACTAACTTCTTGCAGAATTTGGTAAATTACCGTATGTTGGTTGATTCATTTTTTGTGAAATTAATTCAACAACTTTTCTTTGGAATTCGGGACTATTTACCACTTGGTTCGTTACATCCAAACTTCGTCCGTCTTGAGTTGTGACCTTTACCTCTATTCCCCCCGTTATTGGCGAAAATGATACATTTTGATTTATACTAGTTGGAGATGTTGCAACTACTGCGGTTTGGACATTTTGGGGTTTTATAGGTGGTGCTGTGTTAATTGTAGTAGGTTGTGATATGACTGTAGACTTATTTTTAATTGTCGATTGTAAATTTCCTAACTCTGTTGCAGTCTTAGTCGCTTGTGTGCCTAAATTATTTAAATTACTATTTACTGTTGTTGTTTTAATATTATTTAATTGATCATTTGCATTGGATACACTCTGTCTTAAGGGGTCTACAAGTTTATTATCAATCTTTCCGATAATCTTTTCTATCATATCTACTCCTCCACCCATTAAATTTGCTATTTGATTGTCATCACTAATTCTTTTTGAGAGATTACCTAAAAAATCAAAAGTACCTATTTGTTTTCCTAACTTTTCCAAGCCGTCTAAATAAACTCCAGAGGCATCAAACAATTTTTTTGAATATTTTGCAAAATCTATTTTACCATCGGCAAGATCTTGAGATATTTCCTTTATAAGTTCTGGGAAATTTTTATAGGTTTCGTCGGTTTTTTCGAGTCCTCCTCTCATTCTTGTAGTTAACGTCGTTGGTGCAAGGTTTGTTGTCTCAAGACCTGCCCTTATGGTTTGTGCTAAATCTTGAGTCATTTTATTACCAGCTGATATACCAGCACCAAAGTCCCTAAAACTATAAATTGCGTTTTTTATCAATGATAATTCATCAAGTTGGGCTTGTGCTATTTCCTCCACAGTTTCAGGTTTTCCTCTAAGTGCTTCAACTTCTTTCTTACCCAACTCAGCAATTAATTTTTCTTTACCATCGATCTTCACTACGAAAGCGTTTTTCTCTTTGCTAAATTGTGCAAAATTGGCAATTAATTGTTGATCATCTTTATCAAAACCAGAAAACTTAAATTCTGAAGAGATCTGATTAAGTTTCGTTTGTGCCATAGACATTTTGACTAGGTTTTCATACGATATACCCATCGCCTGGGCAATATCTCTTAAATCTCTTTTAGCGTTGGGAAACACTTTGAATTCCTTACTTTTCTCATCAAAGAACGTGAATTTACTTGTCATTTTAACGACTTGGTCCGTCAATCCATCGACATCTTCGGATGCTAAATACATTAACCTGAATGGATCCGCTAAGTCACCAACCGCAACCCCTAATCTTTGAAAGGCCGACACCGCTTCAATAGCTCCTTCCGGAGAGAACACTTTTTCAGCAAAACTAAAAACTTGATACATGTCAAATCTCATGGTTGCCGCTTTAGCTGCCATACTTGACAATCCCTCAACTCCATTTTTGAAACCAAACTCGTTTAGTTTACTCAAATTTTGTGAAACCAATTCGAATACTTTCGTACTATTGACCCCAACCAATCGAGCAATGTTTGCGGTTTCTTGCATTCGATCTTTTATTAAACCAACTTGAATTCCCGCGTCTTGAAATGAACCAACTACCGCACCATAATCTGTCTGTCCCAAGGCTTTCATTGCAACAAACAAATCACGCGTGGTTTCGCCTAATAATATTCTGTTCGTTCCTAACTCCGTAGATACGTTTTTTTGTATGTCAATTACATTAGCTAGAGTTCCACCTAAACGAGTTACCTCTGGTAGTGCTATTATTACTTCTTTTCTAAGACCTTGTACTGCACTTTGTGTTCTTCCAAAAATTTCTGCTAGTTTGGTATTCGCATCTAGGATCTCTCGATTTAATTCATCCGCTCGTCCACTTAAATCACTCAAACTAGCAAGAGATTGTCTATAGAACTTTTGTAACTCTTCAAAAAATCCTCCAATTTGTCCGTTTTCATCCATATCAATAAATAGCCACTACAACAATTTCTTAGATAGATTGATTGTTGATTTTTTCTAATAATTTCCTTCTCCAAAAAATAGGCATACTCAAATAATCAGAGTACGAAACGTTCAATCTCTGATTTAATAAAAAAAACTCATCGATTTGATAACCTCTATAATCAGAAGAAAACACGAAAAAACTCCGCCCCAAAGGTGATTTCTACATCTACCTTGTTTCCTGACGGGGCTATAACTGTGCGTTTTAAATCTATTTTTGGTTCGTTCTCTTCCAAAAAGTTCTTAATGTATTTGGAATCCATTATTGGCATAGAGTCCACGAATTTGTGAATTGTTTGAGGTTGGTTGTCCCCATTTACAGATACGATTTGTTTGTGTAATCTCCAAGTAACTCTTGGTGCTACTCTACCTTGGGGATAAGATTCAACTTGTCGGTTTATATCGGTTATTTCTTTATAAATTAAAGGACGAAGAGTCACAGTAGATTGTGACTTGGGTAATGTAATAGTCCAAGTTCCGTTTTCATCTGGTTCTACGTTTGGTTTTCTGAATTCTAGTTCATCCAAAGGTATTACAACTGAGAATGATTTCCCCGTACTTGGGTCTACAGATTGAAGGTTGTATTCGTGACCAAAAGATGTGTTTCGGAGAAAAATTAGAATAGCTTCTAAATCTCCGTTTATCATATCATCAGGTCTCAAATCTGGTTCGTACACCTTTGACCTTAATAGGTTGATAATTAAGTCATCTGTGTTACTCGCCATTAATAAATTTTCATCACTTGCTGTTAGATATCCAACTTTAACCGACTTTTTTTTATTTGGGTAGAATTTACCACCACTTGGTAGTTTTACAACGTCATGTGGTAATGAAAAATTTTCTTGTCCGTATTTTTTTAAATTTTCGTCCATGGCTTAAAATATAATTTTGTTTTAATTTTTGTTTTCACAAAGTAATGAAGTTGTGTGTTTTTCCAATTACAAACCTCATTTTATTAGTCAGTAGGTCGTCACTACCATATGATGCGGTTTTTTCATAATTCATAGATTTTGTTTCAAACAATAATTCATTGACAACACTACCTATAGGATCTAGATATAATATTTTTACTGCTGTAATTTTGAAGAACTCATTTGGGTTAAAACAAAAATTGACTGTTTCATAAAATTCTGTCGTAAAAATAAGTTCGTCCCCCTCATTGAAAATTTTGAATTCTCTAAACAAATAACTAGGAATCTCGGTTCCTACGACTTCTATCGCGTACCTGTTTGCCATTAATGGTTCTATCAAATTTGGAATCTCTATCATAATTATTTTTTTTTAATGTAAGACGCAACCAAAGAAAAATAAATACAAAAAAAAATCTCGTATATTGCTACACGAGATTTTTAAGTATTGTAGATTTTTTTAGTAAACAAGAATACAACGATCAGGTTGTAAAGTGACTGACAATGTTGCCAAACCATCTTGACCATATTGTGCTTGATTCCAAGCTGACTTCGTAATCATACAAGAGTCCAATATCCATTTTTCAACCACTACACCCGTTGGGTCTAACATTTCTAGATCCACATTCTTTTTATATCCTGCGGCGTATCCCATACGACCTGTGACAGATTCCGCATGTAATCGTACCCACTCCATAAGGGCTTGTG